CCTTTACGGCTATTACACGATTTACACAAGCTTTGTAAGTTATCTAGTGCCCATGTATCACCACCTTTAACACGTGGATAGATGTGATCAACAGTATCAGCTACTGCACCACAGTAAGTACAGATCCAACCATCTCGATCTAATACTGTAATGCGTATCTTTTTCCACTTACCACTACCTAGAGCTTCTTTACTCAATGCCATCCCTTACGCTTAAAGTGATCTAATGCTTTACACATTGAACCATAACGATTTATGTTATATGCAATACCCCACTCTACCTGCTTATATCCATTTACTTTACTAAGATACTTAGATCTACCTTGAGGTATACCATAGTGTGAACCATTCTTAGCTTTAGGATTCCATCTGCTTTCTTTATGATATAACTCATCTAAGCAATAGAACTCTGTAAATGAATGATTTAACTGAATAAATGCATATTGCTTGTAATGTGTAGGTTTATGAATAACTTGAGATTCAGCTCTTTCAAGGCTACTCATTTGTGCTACAAATAGAGCGGTGCCAACTAGCGTGCACCTTGCGAGCCATCCCCTACGGGGCTCGCCTTTTCGCCTTGAGGGCGAATGCGATCTAGAGCGTATCATATGGTGTCAAATCACCGAACAAAACCGCAGGTCAGACGGCATGTCACAATACGTAGATCATCTGTATCATTCCATGTTTGATCGTATCCTGCCTCACTCATTTCTTTTTGCCAATGCCTCAGCCATGCCATTACTACCTGGAAATAGGTCATCTAACTGATCTCCTTCTTGATAGTTTAATAAGTCCAATATCCATAGATTAAATTCTAATGGTTTAGCTCCTGTAAGTCCTTTTTTCATAGCTATACGGCAGCTAAGCCAATCCCTAACCATAGGCTTACGTTTATTATCTTTGCGACCACCATGTAATAACACGGCTTCCCAAGCGTATTGAACAGTTGTAGGCCTTATTTGATGAAATGTCTTAGTCCAAGCACAAACCCTAAGATCTTGATGATATTGCATAATCCAAGACAAATCGGCAGGATTGCAGCTTAAAGCCCATCCGTTTGGATATTCAATCATTAATTTATTGATCAAATCAATATGTGCTTGTTTAGCATCCCAAACTTCAGCCTGATCATGTAATTTGCCATATAGTTTTTTACCTTGTTTATAATATGGTGGATCAGCGTATGCAAATTTCATAAAATAGACTCCAAAATATGTAAACCAACTGGTGGATGAACGCAATTTCTCAACAATTTGCGCTTTTCTGGTATTTTGTAATTAGATAAATCTATTCCATGTAGCAGCTGTAAATCAGGTATTTGAGCTCCCCTAATGTTATCTGATTCAAAATCCTTTGGCTCAACTGTAAAGTTAGACCAAAAGTAATGCCTTTGTAAGACAAATGTAGGATCAATCAAAGGCTGATAATAAGGTTTAACATTTTCTACAACCCATTTACCTTCAAAATGATGCTTTAAGAATATAATCTCTTGATAAAGACTCATGTCTGGGTATTCGGCTTTTGTGCCTCGATACCTAACTTGGATATTAAACCTAAAGCTGCTGTGAGTCGGGCATGGTGGACTGCTCCATATAAAATCAAAATTCCTGTAATTGGCTAATAGATATTCATGAGCATCGCCAATAACAACTTGATCATTTGGATATTCTTTTTGATAAATTATTGCGATTGCTGGATCAAGTTCAACAGCAGTAATTTCATGGTCATTACCCCAAAGTTTACGATTACCGCCTAGCCCTGAATAAAGGTTAAGTATTTTCATTTGCTTTTACCAGCCCATCCATCACCCTTAAATAAGATGCCTGGAGCTGAATAAACTCTTGCCATAGCAATCTTACATTTAGGACAATCTAAGCCTGAGTCATCCTCTTTGTAAGTCCTATGGATTGATCCATAAGTTCCACACTCTCGACAGCTGTATTCATATGTTGGCATTACTTAGCTCCAATCAAATTACATGTATGACATGGCATTTCCTTAAACTGCCAAGATCCACACTTATCGCATCTGCTTATGTCTGAGTCAGGAATGCTTAAAGCTTCAACTACATTCTTAACCCCAACACATCCACAATCCATGCACTGATAAACCTTAAAACCATCAGGCATGTCTATTGCATCAAGCCACAAAAACTCTGTGGCTCTTTTGCAACCATTACACTTAAAGCTAGTTGGGCTTGTCATAGTTAATCAATTCGTGGCATTTGAAACATGTGCCATCTTTAAATACTCGGTCATCATCGCAAACCTCGCATTTGATAACTGATTGCTCAAGATGCACGCCATCATCATCCATAACAACGTGGACACCACGACCATTAATAAACGCTATGTAGCCCATAGTCACTCCTTATCCTTTGGAAAGTACCAAGCCCCGGTACTGGTTTGTTTAGCCCAGATAGCATGCTCTTTAATGTTATCTAAACAGATATAACCATAGAAAGGCTTTTTAGTTGTCTTACTTAAACCCTTCTTTAATGCCATACCTTTAGCACAGCCACACTCAGGCGGTGGATTAGGTGCTTCTGGCACAGCTGTAGTCCAATCACTATCGCCCCACTGCACTGGATCTTCTAGCTTGTTTTCTACTGTAAAGGATTCTGACTTGGCGTTTACTGAGGCCATTTCCTCTCGGCTTGGTCGCTTACCTTTAGCTGAGAAACCTGCGTTTGCAAGCGCTCTACCAATCGCACTTGTTTCCGCATTAGGTAAAGCGAAATTTGCGTTAACACCTCTATCACTAATATTCTCCAACGCAAGCCCCGTAGCACACGCTTTGAGATCTGCTTCTGTTTTGTAGAGTTTACATACCACAATGAATCTAGTGTTTGTGGCCTCGATAAGCTCTGTTTCCAATCTTCCATCTGGATAATCCTTCCACCATTTATGTAGACGTTCATCTACTGTTTCATAATTACTTAGATCAAATGCCATTAGTCCTTCCAATCAAACTCGGAGTCTTGCTCTGCTTCGAGCACTGTCCTATAGATAGCACCATAGGCGATAAAGTCTTTAACTGAATCGTAGTGATCTGGAGATTCAGTAAGCCTAGAAACCTTGACCAACGCCATACATAAAGCAGCTTGGTGTGCTGTGATTGGGTGATCAAGATATGCAGACCATAATCCTGCGATTCTTTGGTGGTTGTAGTATGGGTGTCCATAGACACTTCCACGCTGTTGAATTGTCGTAATGACTTCATTGAACAAATCTTCATTTTTTGTCATAATCAAATACTGCCCTTGATCTTAGTTTTTCAATCTTCTGATTATGCTCAATAGATGCTTTCCAACCAGCTGATCTACCAACCCAATAACCACGCTCAAACGCCTGGTCTTTTATTTTCCATACAATCATAACTAAAACTGCTAGACCTAACATAATCCAAAAAAATATCAGACCATCCTGTCTAGCTTCTAGCCATATGTTATTCATTTGTAGCCCTACCTTCTATGCACACGCTTTGTGGCATGTCAATAGTGTGACACTTGTGTATGACTTTGTGGATGATTTAGGGCTTAATTTTGATAACGATTTGATAACGTTATTTGTAGAGTTTGCCCTCAAATATGAAGCTGCCATCTGCATTGATAGGTATAGTTATTACCTGAACCTTACGCTCATGCACGTATGCCACAGCAAAGCCTTGTTGCCAATTAGCATAGCCCCTTGTATACGCCATGCCTGAACTGCTTAAATCTACTAAATTGCCAACCTCAACACCCCATACAGTACGCCCTAATTGGCCTCTAGAAGCCTCTGTAAAGGCCGATACCCCTAGTCTATGGGTGTGACCACAGACCACGCTCTTACCTAGCCTTCTAGCCCCGTTTAAGGCCGTTTGTCCAGGTACTTGGCTAAGAGGGAAAGCGTCACCATGAACGGCTGTCCAGCCTGGCGCCCAGTCAAGCCCGAAAGGACTGAACTTGATTCCGAGCTTGTCATATCCCATAAAACGCTCATACTGCATTTCTGGTAAGTTGAGGAATGATGGTAATCGTTTTTTGATTGATCGGTAAAGTCTGATTCCATGGTTACTTCCTAATACATCTGTTACGCCTAAATATGTTAGGACTTCTTGTGTTTGTTTTCTGTCATCATTTATGTTGCCAACCATTTCATCAATAGTTCCGGCATTAAAACCACCTAGCTGTGGTAAATCAATCTCATCACCAATACAAATAGTCCTATGCGGATTCCATTTGGCTAAAAAACGGCCTACTGACTTGACAGATTTTTCATTAAAAAAAGGTACTTGCAGATCTGATACAAACGCTATGCGCTTAATCGTCTTCCTCGTAATCATCTAGGGGATCTTTTATTGGATCTGTAGTATCGACTATCCAATCTGGATAACTTGTACGATCCATAGCAAAAGCCAAAGCCGTAGATTCATCCATGCCATTCTTACGGCAAGCCTTATATACCTCATTGGCTGCAATAGCCCAGTAATCTAACTTAGTTAAGACAGGCTCTTTAGTAGTCCTGCGCTTACGCACCATCTTCTTTGGTTTGCGTTTAGTAGCCATATTGAAATTATGACTTACTTATGATAGAGAACAGATCATCGACACGC